TTGTTCCAGAAAGCATCCCACACCGGCTGGGTCGTCGCCAGCATGTCCGGCTTCTCCTGCCCAAACCAACTTGCCCCGAAGGCCGTCTGGATGACTGACAGGTTGAAAGCCGCCGGCGCCGCATAGTAGGAGTTGATGCCAGCATTCGCCGAACTGGAGATGTCCGACCGGGTGATGCCGCCGTAGGTGGCATAGTTTGTCCCACTGTCAACTGCGGCCTTGAAGCCGTCAAGCTCCAGTGTGGACGTAACCGTACCCTGGCCGTCGCCAAAGACCGAAGTTCCGAGAATCTGAGCCATCGATCCCGAAGAGTTGACCATCTTCGAGGAGACGTAGCTCATGGCCGCTTCGGTGCCGCGGTTGAGAACTTGATCGACGCCGTACAGTGTGATGTTGACGTAGGCGTACTTCAGGTTGAACTGAAGCGCCGTGTCTGTCTGCACCGCCGAGGTGTCGAAGGCTTGGCCGCGCTGGAAGAACCCGCCCTTCAGCGGCGCGTACATAATGTTGTGGCGAATGGTCAAGCCGCCGGGAAATGCGAATCTCCGCTTTTTGCGGAGGCGGGTGAATACCGGCGAAGACTTGAACACGTTGTCGGTGATGATTGGTACGATCAAGTCGTTCGTTTTGCCGCTTACGTCGTTCCAGGTTAGCATGGAAGACCTTTGCTTTCTTCGGAGTAGCTTTCGCTCTACCGAGTCGCCCTTTTGGGCCAGAGATGATTGAAAACCTCGGCTTGCGCCGTTGTCGCCCTAGCCGTCCGAGCTTCGCCCCGAGAGGCTTCTCTTCCGACTCACCCCTGCTATCCCTGAAGGCTCCGCATGGATTTCATGCTTCCTATGGAGATGCAGTGCGGAAACTCAAGGTGTCCCGCCTACCTCAATGCCTTAAAACTTTCCGGCCGCCCTCAACTCAGCCGCAGCCGTTCTTCCCGCCGCCGCTGCCAAGGATTCAACATCACCCTCGGCCGCCGCGCTATCTTCCAACATCTTTTGCAGACTGCCCCTGGCCCCGCCAGTCGGATAACTTCCTTCGCTGCCGCCGCCCGGCATCCCGCCGCGCTCGGCGATGATCTTTGCTGCCCTCTCTTCCGCCAGCCGCTCAATTTCAGCCGCCGTCTTCTTCTCGCGGACGATGGGCTCCATGTACTTCGTCACAGCCGACCGGGGATTGAAGTCCTTCTCCTTCGTCATCAGTTCAAAAACGGCCTTCTGGTCCTCGTCGGTGAATTCCTTGCCGGTTTCCTTCTCGTACTTGCCGGCCGCAATCGCCATAGAGGTTGCGAATCCGGTCGTGAAGGGGATCGTCTTCTCGTTGAAGTCCTTTTGGAACTCCGCATACTTTGCGTTGACCGTCTCCTCTACCAGCTTCTTGCCCTCGCTGGCATACAGGTTTCGGTATTGCTCGGCGTTCAGGGCTAAGCCCGAATCCGCCACGATTGCCTTCACGCGCTTGTCCAACTCTGCCGGGTCCATGTCGCCTCCAACTGCTGCTTTCTTGGCTGCTTCGAGTTCTTCTGCAAGCCGGGCCTTCTCTTCAGGCCATAACGGTTTCGATTCGTCATCGATCACCCCTGCTTCTACTAGGGATTCCCAGATCGGAACCTTCTCGTCTGCCCACGCCTTCATCCGCTTGTTGTAGTCAAGAGCTTCGGTGTACTCCTTCTCTTGACCCTTCAACTTCTGGATGTTTCGGCTGTAGTCGTCTTGGCGAAGAAAACCCTCTCTAAGAGCCGGGACTTTCTGCAATGTGTTGTCGAAGAGCTTGCGTTCCTCAGCACTAAGCTGCGCGGCTGCAATGATTTCATCAAACGTTTGGACTGCCATCTCGCATCCTTCCTCGCTTCCCTCTCGGGCTTCGCGGGGCTTCGGATAAGACTGCCGTTTCCGACTGCTTACCTGTTATTGTTGCCCTACGCCGGCATCTGCCCCGGCGTCGGTGGCGTCGGTATCTGCGGAGGACCGCCACCCGGAGGTGGGGCTCCCATACCGGCCGACTGTGGTTGCTTTTGCGCCGACTGCGCCAACCCTACCTTCAGAGTGGCGATTGCCTTTTGGATGAAGGGGCGCATCGCTTCATCCTGAATCCCGGAGAGGATCTTCTCCACGGTCATTACCGCGGTCTCGACCGGACTCTTCCCCGCTTGAGCCTGGGCCTGTCCAGCCAGAGCGCCAAATGCCGGCCCTGGTCCCATCTGAGCCTGTACGTCCGGCGCCATCGGCGGCTGTGTCATTGGAGGCATAAGCTAGAATCCGTTCTCGTTGTTCTGGAGCTTTCCGGTCTTCACGTTGACGCTCGTACCCTTCGGAGTCGTGGTCGTCATCTCGCCTTCGTCGATGAATGTTCCCACCTGATCGAAGGTTCCCTTGCCCAACTTGGGGGCGGAGGTATGAATGTAGTGGCCTTGCTCAATCGTCTCGGCCATCCCTGTGCGCTTTGCCATCGGGTTGCTCCCCTTGCGATGTTGTGGAGGAGCGGAGTGGTTACCGCCCCTCGTTCACTGCCTTCAGGTTGCCCTGATTACTTGCGGCCCGACTTGCGTCCGCCCTTGTGCTTCCGGCCCTTGCCACGCTTTGCCATTGGGTAGATCCTTTCCGGCCTTCAGCCTTGCGGCCTTCAGCCTGGGTTTTGACCCTCGATTGCTCGAAGGCGGTCCTCCAACCAGGGTTGCTCCACGGGAAGGATTCGTGGACCCTAGACGCAAAAAGCCGCACCCCTAAGGATGCGGCCGATTGGACCGGGCTGATTTCTCAGTGGTCCTTTCACTTGCCTCTACCGCAATCATTATCCGTTCAAAGAACTTCGTCAAGCGGAAAATGAATGGATGTTGATTTTTATTGTAGAGGGGGTATGATGGGGTTGTCGGGGTTGCTGCCCCGGCGAGGCCAAAACCGCTTAGAAGGAGCGATTCATGACAACCCCACCCCAAGTAGAATACCGCATTATCAAGCTAACAAAGGGTCAGATTTGCTACGTTAGTCCTCATCGGTACGATCGTGCAATTCATTTTAAGTGGTTTGCGCACTGGAATAGACTTTCTAGGAAATTTTACGCTGCACGAATGGACGTTCTCCCTAATGGAGATCGCTATATGATCTATATGCACCGCGATTTTCTTGGGTTAAATTACGGAAATCCGATTGAGGGAGATCACGTTGACCACAATCGAACTCTCGATAATACCGATAAAAACATCCGTCTGTCAGACAAGCACGATCAACAGCATAATCAAGGGAAAAGATTGGATAATTCTAGCGGATACAAAGGGGTATCTTATGTCCAATCATGCAAATTGTGGAGAGCGCAAATCAAAATAAATGGAAAGAATAAGTCTCTTGGCTACTACAAGACAAGCTATGAGGCTTACCTTGCATATTGCTACACGGCAGCGGCGTGTCATGGAGACTTTGTCTGTTTTGGGTAGCCCCTACTTGAACGACTTCTTCTGCGTAAGTTGAATGTCCAAGATTCCCCCGTTGTCGCTGCCCTCGACTACGAGTGTCCACTTCTTTTTCGCCTCGATCGCGGACTGGATCGCAGCTAGAATCTTCGGAATCTCCTGCTCGGCTACCTTCTTACTGATGTCAGAATCACTCACTTGTGCCCGCCCTTCGGTGGTGCGCCGGCCTGAGCTTGGGCCATCGCCGCGGCCTCTTCCTTCAACTCTTCATTGTTCTCCTGCTCGTTGATGTTCCACTTCAGAATCTTGAATACCTGCCTCCTCGACAGATCACGCCCCTTGCGAAGTTGGAAGGCGATGGGGAGACGTTCCTGCTGCTCAACATGGAGTAGCGTTCCACGTTCTGTTCTGAAGTGGAACCTTCTTACAAACGACTCCGACTGAATGCCGTCCGGGATCAACGACCCCGGCCTGTCGTCCATGTCTTCCTTTGTGAGCCCGGCCATTCCAAGCAACTCCATCCTGCGACCCGCATCATAGAACTGCAAAGCATCCGCGACCCACTGCTGGCCAATGTCGTCATTGAACCATTCGACGCTTCGGCCCATCACGCGGATTGGCGTGTTTTTTGCCATCTGGATCTTGTCGAGGGAGTCTCCTGAAGGAACCTGCTTCTTCCCAAGAGCATCTCCCACGGCCGAGGCGCCGGAACTCTGCTTCATCGACTGGAGGATCTGCGTGTAGATTTGCAAGACGTAGGTGGGTAGAACTGGGGGCGCCTGCCACGAAGGAGGATGTGGGGCGTTCTGGCTGTAGGTGATCTTCAGGTTCGGCTTGGAACTGTCGATCGCCTTCATTGCGGCCGGATTGATTGCGCTCTTGGCCGCCATCAGGGCTGGACTGATGGCCTTCTTCACCGTCTGAAGCATCCCCGACATCATCTGGTTGAGAATATCCTGCTGGCTCATCCACGGCTTCACTACGCTCAATGCGTACTGCTGCCACGGGACTCCATAGAGCCCGAGTGAGGCAAAAGGCTTCTTGCGGTGGTAGTAGGGGGAAGGATAATCGTACAGCGTCACTCGGTTAGAGCGAATGAAGATTCTGCCGCGGGGATACAGTTTCTTTCCCGGCTTGACCCAATATCCCCATGCAGCCCCCTTCGGCCCCATCCAAACTTGCTCGCGGCCTTCATTGATCGAATCGTCTTTCCGATGGAACTCCTGCACCTCGGCCTGGGGGAAGTTGCTTTCATAGGAGGTCTTGTCCCCGGCTCCCAAGAGTCTCTTCATACCCGGCGATAACGGGGGATACAACTGCGGGCTGACCCCGATGGGACTCTGAACATCAATCGTGTACCGGCTTTTCGTCTCTTCGGCTTGGACGTACTTTCCCATTGTCGGGTAGGCCCGCCGAATCCACGCCAGCGTCCGCATCCTCCGGTAGACAACACACTCATCTTCCTGAAGGTCGTCGCCCATCCCCAACCGCAGAATCGAGCTTGGCGGCAGGGCTTCAAGCGCCAAGTCTCCATCTTCGGGATCTCCGCTGTCTCCCCTAGCAAACGGATTCCAATAGAGTTTGGCCGGCGCCGAAGTGAACATCGCCCACATAATGCAGAACGCCATCCGGCGCTCGTACCCGGAGGTCGATACCCACCCTTTGTTGAGGTTGTTGAGAATCTTCTGAATGTCAGAGTATTTTCCGTCGTTGGCTATATCGACGATGTGAGAGGTGGGACGAATATCCGTGATGAGCCCAATCGTCTCCCAAAACATCGACAGGAACTCATTGGATACCGGCTTCGCCCGGTAGGAAGGCATGGCATCCTTCCACTGCATCCCTACCAGATAGTCGAGGGCGTTTTGAATGTCCTTGAGTTCGGGGACGTTCTCTTGAAGGGCTGTCCCTTCCTCTACGGCCGCATCACACCAGTCGTTGAGTTGGGTGTAATACTCCCGGCGCGAGGTGGTTCGTTTGTCGTCCTCGTCCGGCTTCGGCCTTATCTCCGGGAAGTCTTCTATCACCTTGGACCGTCCTTAAACCCAGTTCTCTCGAATGACCATCTGAATCCGATCCTCAACCCACACCTTGAGGGGCATGGGAGGCTCTGAGTTCTTCGCCTTGTCTTTAGCGGCCTCGTACTGGTCACCGAGGTCTACCACAACCCGCCCCGGTGAACGGCTCTCGTATGCCTTCAGGTCTTCCATGGCCGCCGTAGCCTCAGCCTTGGCCTCATCCACTTTACACATCTTAGCCCATACCACGCCAACAAGTTCACTGGAATTTGCAAACTTTTGGCCCAGCCGCTCGGAAAGCCGGTTCATGTCCGTCTCCCCGACAATCATTACGTCACCGTCTACCAACTGCAAAAGCACGTCCGAAACCTTGGCTGAAACCGCCTCGTCCGTCCCCCACCGAGCCGCCAGTTCCGTCTTGATCCGGAGAGGAATCTTCAGAGTGATTGGCGCCTGTCCCTCCACCGGGGGGAACTTGGCTGGTTCTACCTTGAACTCCATCTGCGGACCATCTGCGTAGAAAGCCACCGTGTCTTCCCATCTGTGGTTTGAATTAGCTGGGCAGACCAACCTGCCCTCGGCGGCTGAAATCTGGTTCGCTTTGCCCGTCTCACGCTTGCACTTGGGGCAACTAAATTCCGTCTTCAATACTGGCATCTTTCTCCTCCTCAGATCGTTAGATTTGCAAAACCATCTTTTCCTGTTATCCGATTCTTCTTAAACGAATCGGAACCACGATGCTCCTCAATATCTCCATGCACATGCCAGATAACCCCTCTATTCCAGCACTCACGGCATATTTCAGATACTTCAACTTCGGCGCATTCTGTTAGACCTATAAACCCTCCAGGCGTGTCCTTTGGTCGAACAGCGTACAACTTCTTTTCACCCATTTTTCTCCTCCTCGATAACTACGTCGTATGTTTCTCCTGCGTGTGATCCATTCCCAGTTGCCACAAACCGGATCAAATCGTCTGGTAGAGAATCATCGTCTTGTATCTCTACTCCGTTAAAAGTTTCGTATCCTGGGCTGAATCTGGTCCTCAACTGTCTCCTGAAATACTCACCGGCTTTCTTTCCGGCAAGTATCTTTGGCTTGTCGAGTCCCCACCATGTACTTCCGAACCCCATTTGCATCTCGCTCAGTTTCATCTTTTTCCTCCTCTAACTCCAAAATTGGGAATGGTTAGTAATTCGTCTGCATCTCTTTTCTAACGGCCTCATCTACTTCCAGATCAAGCACTGGCATAAATTGAGGTTTAAGTTCTCCGCAGACCAGATGTCTGTCAACAAACACAATAAGTTCGTCGCCAATTTGCATTGACAACTGACCCACCCGATATTGTGGATCGGGAAGTTTTCTCTTATGCGGGGGAAGTTTCCTGAAAATCTCGTCGAATTGGTGCTGCCAAATCCCAATCTCTTTCATCCTCTCCTCCTTGTTTTCTCCAAAATTTGGACTCACTTCGTTTCGAGAATTTGTTTCACCTTCTCGCGTACCGCTTGACTTACTGCGTCAAGAACAGATTCATCTCCAATCGCAGAAACAATCCGCTGATAGTTCTCCTTCACGTACTGGTTGGATATTTTCTCGACGATCTCTCTGCAAATCGATTCTGTCGTGTATTTTTCTGCAAATTCATCAAAAGTAGCCACAACGGTTCTTTTGAGGTTCATCGGGTTCTCTTGCATCCTAAGCATAACTGGCATATCCCCTCCTTTACTGATAAAGCCATGCGTTCTGATCGTCCGACTCCGCTTCTTCCATCTCGGCCTCGTACAGCGCGATCGCTTCCGGGGTTATCTCCTCCGGCGCTATTCCTTCTTCGTACATCTTGGACGCCGTACCCGTCCCGTCAAACACAGGACTATAGTCGCTGTTTTGGAAATCACTAGGAACGCGCCTCTTCCCGACCCCCTTCAGATTGACGATCGCTGTCGCTCCCGATTCCCTCACAATGCTGCTGCCGATGTTCTTCTTTGACACCCGCTCGGCTTCCTGTTGAGAATTCGTCGTCTGAACGATTGTACCGAACCTGTCCAACACCTTGAATTCGTTTTTCTGCTTCGTCGATTCTTGCTGGCTCGTCCCCTCCCGCATCTCGCGGTACTCGTTCTCATGGCCGCAGTAGAGAGCGATGTGAAGAGCCATCATGTAGTCATCGTGTCCATCCATTGCTCCAGCCTCAGTGAAATCATAAAACTCGTCCACCGTGAACTTGTCTGGAATGTCAATGGATTTATCAACAAGAGACTTCGACATCTTAGACATCAACGCTCTCTTCGTTTTATCGGTTGTCCAGAATCCAATGGTATCTGTCATCCACCGAGTCATCTTGTCGAGGTGCTTGTAGCGGTAAAGATTCTCGTACTCGTACCCTCTCACCAACCTATTGTTCGTGGATATTCCCATCGAATTAACTTCAATCGCCGCCAGAGCCTCGTTATACATCCAGCAAATCGCAAACACGACTTCTGCGAGTGATTCGGGATCGATGTACCCATGCCAACAAGCCACCTGTTTATCCTGTACAAGTTCGCTGAGTTTCAGAACTTGGCAGCAAGAGTAATCCCCTCCATTTCCGAGGCTGACATCCACGCCTACAACATAAGATGCTCCTACCTCTGGAAACTCCCATACATGGAACCTATCCTCCCTCTTGGGGTATCTTATTCTTTGGTTCTGTTCTACCTTCCTGAGTCTAGGTTTTGGTCTTCCGATACCGAAGTCGTATTCTATCTCCCCTATGTACAGTGGTGGTCTTGTAAGTTTTGAGAGTCGGTTGATGATTCCCAGTGGATATGCAGTTGGGGCAGAGGATTGAAATGAGTCCTCAGATTTGGCTGAGTATTCCTGATTGAATTTTTTATCATCTCCATGTGTGTCGATGAACGCTTTTATGCTTTTTCTCCTCCAGTTTAGCACCTCGTCTTTGATGAAAAACTTCTCGTCTTTGAGTATCTGATCTCGAAGCAACGCCTCTTCTTCTGTTAGTACAAAGATTTCCCCTTTCGCCAGTGGAATAGAGTATGTTTTTTCTCTTCTGTAGAATGGTATGTAGATTGGGCTCCAATCAATATCCCCCGACTCCGCGGACTTCCATAGATTATGCCACGGAGTATTACGCCCTCTCGGAGTCGAAATCATTACATAGAATCCGTCTAATGAGTTCATCGTAGGAAACAAGGATTCCGTTAGGGTTTCAGGATCAACCCAAAACGCCAACTCATCCAAATGCCCCCGACCAAACGTCTGTCCTCTTCCGGCCCCGGTCGGCTTGTTCCCGTTGTCGGCATAGAGGCGAGTCTTGAGACCTGGACGAAGAAGCCTCTGCGTCTCATCTTTTTCATCAAAATCAATAAACGATCCGGCCTCCTGATAACGGATTCTTGGGCGCATCCACCACGGAAGGAAGTCGATTGCCGCAGCATACATATCGAGAATGAACCGGCTTTGCTTGGCGTCTTGAGCCACCACAATTGTATTCACATGCTCGGAGAAAATCGTCTTATGAAACAACTCCCCACTGACATAAGTGGAACCGCCCATCTGTCTAGCTTTATTGACGATTGCCTTCACACGACCATTCTTCTTCTCCAGTTTTCTGAATTCGTCGTGTAGCAACTCCTGAGAATCCCAAAACGGGTACAGACCCTTGAACCCCTCATCCTCCGTTTTGATAGCGTAGTAGTTTGATAGAAAATATCTTGTGTTGGTCATGCAGTGGAAGATTTCATCGTCTATCCATTTGCTGTCTTCTTTCTGAAGGTAATCCCTGGCTTTAGACTGGTTTCCTCCGTACTTCTGGAGGTGCATATCCAAAACCTCGATAATCTCCTCTAAGTGAGGGTTGCCACGACGAATACCCATTACTCATACCCATCCTTGTCGTCGTCGTCGTCGCCATCTCCGTCGTCGTCATTGTCTGGGGCATCGATGCTGTCGGGGACCGCTGTCACCTCGGCAGGGAGAAGATTGAACTCCTTAACCTTCTCCCTGAGTCTGCGAAGTCTTTCCTCGTAGGTCTCCGCGCTTCCGATGTTCGCCGTCTGGTTCGTCTGGTTGGCGTTCACCACCACTCCTGGCCCCTTCGGCTGCAACCCAACAATCAAATCCCTCACCAACCGTGCGCCCTCGAGCCGCGTCGTCTTGTCCTCCACCGTCACATACTCGTCCTTCCCGGTCTTGAGGTTCTTCTTCATCACAAGCTCGGTGGAGGTGAGTAACCCATTGATCGTTTCCTTCGCCTGGGGGATGGTCGAGATCACCAGATCCCGAACTGCCAACTGCAACTGGCCCTCGCTGTTTTGGTTCTCGTACATCTCGATCGACCTGATCGAATCCTTCACTGTTGCCAGCGAGACGTGCTCCGCCTTCGCTATCGCGGCCGGGTCCATCACCTTCGACTTGATGTAGCGCATCAGGTGACGAGCGTCGGTCTTCCCCCTCTTGGCGAGTGCCTTGCTCATACGCTGGGCGCTTCCTCTGGTTTGATTTCCGGCTGGGGCGCTGCAAACTTCTCCGCTTTCATTTTTTCAACAAGAGAATACAGGCGGTCGTTTGAATGACGGAGGTTTGTGTTGGATAAGACCAATATCTCATTGGCTGATCGAAGTATGTCGTTATCCTCCACTAGCTTCTTGTAGTCCGCAGGAGGGAGAAGGTGGTGATCTTTAGAGGAGTAACTGTTGTCCTCAAGAACCTTTCTGGCCTTGCGTGGGAGTTCCCCTCTTATGTCGTCGATAACAGTATCAACTTCCTCTTCGACGCTCGGAGATAAGAGGCCGAATTTCACGTACTGGTCTCGCACTCTAACGATCAAGAAAATCAGTCGGTCACGCTGGCTTTTGAGTTCCCTTCCCGCGTCCGTTACCGAAAACAACAAATTTGAGAATTTCTCCGTGATACTCATAACCGATTCCTCCTCAGTCCAAAATTTGGACCTGCAATATGCCCCCCCCCCGGAGCAGTGGGTTACTACACGTTCGCCGTCACTCCCGGTGGGTTCTCCATCGGATCTGCCTCCGGGCCGGCCGCGTGACCTTGGCCGCGGATTAAGTCGATCGCTTCCATCTCGGCCAACTCTTCGTCAGGGGTGTCGATCACCTCTGTATCGCTCTCCTCTGCGTCAGGAACGTCTGTAGCGGCCACAAAGGGAGCCCACGCGGGAAACTGCGGCAGTGGACCTCCTCTCGGATTTTGCGGAGCCGCTGGCGCCCCTGGATTAGCCTGAGAGCCGTCTCCTGGCGTCCCGCCGACCATCGCCGTCCGCAAGAACTCCAACTCCCCAGAGAACCGATGGAGAGCCACAGCGACCTCTTGGTTCGACTTCACCAACTTCGGGATGCCTCCGAGGGCCGCCGTGAGAGTCGATGCGCCCTTACCGATCCTCCACGCCAGTTTGAAGGTTGCGTAGGTTGCTGCCAGAATCACCGCGCCGGCCAGACCGCTGAGTATCTGGTTCATCACACCCTCGATTCAGGAACCTTGACCTCGGTCCCGTCTTTCCGAATCCCCTTCATCTCCGCGTTCACATACACCCTCGTCTCGAAGAAGTAGGAGCAGCCGCGCTCTTCGTTATTGCACTCAT